TATCAAGCCTCGATGCCAACCTGCGATCAAATCAGAACTATCAGTTTCAGGGGGTCACAACGGTGATCAACGGAAATGATGGATTTGGGAGTCCCGAGATTTCCCAACAAATGGCATTGATCGAAGGTCTTGGGATCGGCACGAACACCGCGCTTTTCATCGGTCATGGGCAGATCGGGTAACTGTGACTTGTCAGAGGCTTCCAGCAGGCAGTTCCGCTCGACGCGGACCGTCTCCTCCAGCCGTCCCAGAGCTTCACTCGCATCAAACTCCCAATCGCCATTGGCCTTGGTGGTGTTGGTCGAATTGGCGAACTGCTCCAGCCCGTCGAAGAGACTGGAAGGCAGTTCCTCAGCTCCTTGCTCCGTCAGCCGGGCAATGGACGGACAGCCGTCCTCGACATTAATGATGGTCTCGCCGTCATAGAATACTTTCATGGCTCAATATCTCCTATTGGTACACACGCAGCGTGCCGTCGAGTGAATTGACTTCAATGGTGACAGTCGGGGAGTTGGGGACGATTGTGCCGCTGAGCGCGTAGCCGTTGTTGCCGTTGGTGGCACCGATGGACGAGAACACCCCGTCATTGGACCGGACATCCAAGCCGCCACTTGTGACATTGATATAAGCAAGGGTACCAGAGAAACCGAGATAGATCGGCTTTCCGGGTTCTACGCCGGTCAGCGTCCATGTGCCGGTGGAAGTACGAGTGGACAACAGGGAGACTTTACCGGCACCGGTAAGCGCTTCCACTGCTTTGTCGTAGGCAATCTTCACCGCGTTGGATGTGGCGAGCTGAGTTGAAGAATCAGAGTCCACAGCGTCCGATTTGGCATTAGGCAGATTACCCAGCCCGACTTGCGCTTTAGTAACACCGTGCGGGTTACTCTTGCTGTTGGAATGGTTGCCCAGATTCTGAGTCAAAAGGTCAAGCAGGGCGGAGTGTGCTTCTTCGTCTGCATCGTGATCCGCGAGCAGTTGCGTCACCAGCTCACGGCTAGCCAAGACCTTGGTAGGGTCAATCGTCAGCTCAATAACGCCTCGAGCGTTCTGAATCTTGGTGGCTGCGCTGATAACAGCTTCCAGCTTGTTCGCAGTGTCTTCCGGTGGAGGATTCCACATGGGAGGATGCGGACCGACGGCAAGGAGTGTTTCATCCGCATAAATGGCGACCTCGCGAACATACCAACCTCCGACATTCAAAGGGATATGGCCGGTGAATTCGACAGTCAGATTGTCCGAAAGGAGCTTGATCTCCTGAAGGTCACCACGCCAAACCTCATTCACAAGGCCGGGTGCGTTTTCGGTGAATTCAGGGACATTGCCATTGCCATCACCCACGGCCATGTGGGTTGCCTTCGCTTTCACGCCGGTTGCTTCCGCATTTGCCCGCGCCTCAAGGCCTGCTTTGGTAAGAATAAGGGGCATGTCTGAACCTCGCTTAAACAGTTGATCTTACGACAGTATGGATAAAGCCGCCTATTTCGACGTCGGCTTCTACTTTTGCTTCAGTGGGCCAATCCGGTGTAATGCGGGAAATAACCGATGTGACAACTACACTGCCGACCTCGGCCCCGCCGCTGACAGTGCTGCTGGTCTGGACGCCCGCCATGACAGAGCGAGCTGGTTTAGTCTCACTGGCGATCCACGCCACAAGGGCGTAGTCCTCTTTCTCCAGCCCCTTGCCAACAGGGATACGGGGCTTGAACTCGGCCCAGCGGTTCTCATCTTCGGTGCGGACGTTGATCAGCTCAGCGCCGCCATATCCGTGGTGGCTAAGAATCTTCTGCATGCCCAGTTGACCGCCACCGAGGCGGTGCCACGCAAAAGCCCGGATGCACCGATCCTTGTACTGCTGGAAGGATTCATTGGGATGTCGATTCACGCCACGGCTTTGGGCGTGGGCGATGATCATGCTTTCGTCGCATGTCCACGGGTTGAACTGGTTCCGCAGCCAGATGATGTCTGACCGGACTTCGTCCAAGACGCGGGCCACACCTTCCACCAGAGCGGCCAGCGGACCGGGCCGATGGATAAGAGGCCAGCGAAGGACGTTGAAAAAATAATCCTTGAAGACAGACATTACTTCTCGACCGCCTCTTTGTGGGTCAGCGCCAGAGAGTCAAGGACTGCCAGACCGTCATCCATTACCGACACATCGTCAGTCGGAGTGCTCCAGCTGACGTTCTTCACGCCGCTGACGACCATGACAGCTGCTGTCAATCGGTCAAGCGTCACATCTTCACCGATCTGCAAAGGCGTGATGCCTTTCTCCTTGGTCACTCCGGTGAACAGGGCGCGAATCCGCTTCTCAGCCTCGGCCTTGGCCGTGTCGGCATGGGTTCCCGGCAACAGTTCCAGCTCGCCTTCGATGGCACAATTAACGGAGGTAGGGCCTTTTGCAATCCAGTCGTCATTGACCGGCGGTCCCGCTTGAATCTCGTCAGGTTTGGCACCCACGGCAATGGATTTGCGTACGAGTTCCAAGAGCGAGTCCGTGGGAATTCCAGCAGCGCCTTTGACAATAACATCAACGGTTCCCTGACCACGAGGATGCTGATCCATAACCGCCACAGCGACCACGCCGGTCACATCCAGCGCCCAAGATGCGTAGGCATGTTTGGTCACGCCGTTGTTGCCCATCCAACGCAGGATGTAGCGGGCTTGCAGCTCCTCAAGAGTCTCCAAGTCCGTCCCCTCATTGACAAGCCAGTCTACGTCGTTGGTAACAGCATCCACGCCGTCTATGGCCGTCACGAGTTCGGTGATCTGGCCTGCGGAAACATTGGAGGCAGCGCCGTATTCCTCGGCTTCGGATAGGATGGACACTTCATTGGTGCCGTCCTTGATGACTCCATCCTCCAGGGTGACATAGCGGTAGACCTTTCCGGCTCCATCCGGCTTGGTCTTGATGATCTTTCCCGCCGGGATTGGAAGGTTTCCAGTGGAGGACACGCGGGCAAGGCGTAACCGACCTTTTGTCTTGGTCTGCTGTTTGCGCGGCGCTTCCACCTGTTCGGCATGCCACTCCATCCATTCCTCATCCGTGGTCGTGGTCGGCGCGGCCTGAAGGAAGACCTGAGCGAGGAACTGATAAAGCTGATAGATGCCCCAGCAGAAGATTTCCAACAACCCACGGACAATGCCCTTGTTGAGGTTGAGCCGGGTCGGAAGCCATCCTTTGGCGGCGTATTCCTCCTGCACGTCTTCCACGTGGCCGAAGATCATCTCCCGAACTTCGTCGAGTGTTTTAGATAACTGCGGGGTTGGCATCCTTGATCACCATTTCCTTTGTGGAGTGGTCGGCGTAAATCACGAGATTGTACGTGTGATCCGAGTCGATTAATTGAAATTCCAATTCAGCCTCAATACCGGTTTCATCCCAAGAACGGATGGAACAAATGGAGCTGCCGGGCTTTGCGCTGGGTTCGCTGTTCATGCAGCGCTTGACCTCGGCCACGAAGCTGATCCGCGTCAGCTCATCATTCTCCTCCATGATCCAATCCGGCACTTTGGAACCGTAATTCTCGTCATAAAAGAGCGTGCCAAGGTACGTGCAAAGCCGGAGCTTGATGCCCTGAAGCGCGGTCTCCACGCCTTCTGTCAGCACAAATTCCCCATTGGCTGCCACGAGGGCCTGCCAAGCATCATCAAGGGCGATGTCCTGCCCAAAAAGTTCATTCAGGGACGTCATACAGTGCCTCCGGTTCGGGTCGTGGCCTTACTGTTTCCGGCGGTGTCGAGATTGCCTCGGATTTCCACGTCCTCAAGCACGGTGAGACGTGAGACGACAAGCGGCCCGACAAGCTGATAGCTTCCCTCATGGGTCGTATGCGCCTTGAAGTTTGCCGTGCCGATTCCACCGCCGGGGCCTACGGACTGCACGTTGCCCTGCTGAATGATCAGGGGCGCTCTGATGGTCCACACGCCGCCAATGGTTTCGTCCTTGTTACCCGTGACTTTTGTGGTCTTATTGCCGCCGATAGTGGATTCGCGATCAGCCGGAGTGAACTCAATAATGTTCTTGTCGGGATCGATCTTGATGTACGTGCCATCGCTGTGCTGGATAATGAATGCGCCTTCCTCACAGGCAGGCGCTCCGTTTTCGGCCCAGCGGAAATTGGAGATGCGCGGAAAGTTGGGATCGCCGTCGTAGTATTCAAGATCACACAACGCATCGACCATGGGCGGGCAAACAACACCGCGTCCCGGACCGGCCCAGATAACCGGGATCTCGACACGGGGAATGACCGGTTCGTTTTCGTCCACGGACTCGTCATTCAAGAGCGGCTGCACATCGGCCCAGTAGCGGCCATCTTCCGAGGGATACGCGGCCACCACTTTGGCCTTGCGCATCACGCGGTAGTACGCCCGCAGATTGGGCATGACGATCTCCATCACGCGCTTCAGGAGGTTCTTCAGGTCGGCAGAATTAGCCACGCTCCCTCCCGTACAGAATCTTCGTCCTGATCTTCCCCGGCGTAATCTCATGGGTCACATGCTGGGTACGATGTTCCACGTCGATTCCCTGACGGACGTCTTCCAGCCGGAAGCGCCGGGAGTGGGAAAGACCGGGAATCAGAACGGACTCCACAACGCTCAGGGCGTTCGGTCCATCTTCCGGCAAATGACGAACAAGATTCTCACCGGAAGCAATCACCGGCACGTCTCCGACCTCGTCAAAATCGCCGAGGTTCACGCCATCTCGGCCAAACCATAAAGCTGTGCGGCTCATGTCATGGCCGCAAGACGTATGCAGGGAGTGCAGGAGCTGCTTTACCGCCTGCCAGATCGTGATATTTGCCACGGAAAATCGGGGAATAGCCTCATTGGGCAACGCAATGCGCCCGATGGGTAGGCCGGAGTGGCCGAGCAAGTGGCGGGCGATGGCCATACTGGATTCGTCGACATAACACTCGCGGATCACAGTTGTGGTAAGGGGCCGTGCCTTGCTTTCGGCAAGCAGGCAAAGCTGGTCACGAGACACCCGTGCAAAGCCCCGCAAAGTCCCTTCCCACCGCGCGGAAATACCGCCCCGATATCCGTACTCGATGCGCACCGGATCACCGGGATTGAATCCCTGTGCCAGATTCCCCTGAGGGTCAGGAATGTGAATGGAGGCAATATCAAGCGGCATGTGCCGGATAGAGGAAATCCACAGCCGGGGACAACGGGCAATGACAGCATCGCCCACTTCGATATGAAGGCGGATACCGGCGATCATCGTGCACGCTCCAAAATGCCGGGGGCAAGGCCGGGGCCTTTGCCAACATTGGAAGC